GTCCATTGACCCCTCTCGCTGCCTCCGGAGCAGTTCGCGGTCCTCCAGCGCCAACTCACGGTCCTGCTGCGCCTGGATCTGCCCCGGAATCGCCGCGATGGTATTCCCAATGCCCTGGACCGCCCCGCCCCACGCCTGCCCGCTGACCTGGGCCGCTTGGGCCTGCGCGTTCGCGCTGTCGATTAGGGCTTGGGCCTCGGCGTCACGTCCACGACCCATCAGGTCGGTAATGGACCCAACGTATTGGTTCCGGTAGGGCCGATATTGGAATGGCATTATGTGGTGCTCAATCCGTACATCCGGTTGTAGGTGTCTTGGGCGTTCTGCCGGCCCTGGTAGTACTGCTGCTGCCAGTTGCGGAATTCCTGATCAAACCCCTGTCCCTGCGCTCGCAGCCCGTACTGCTGCTGTCGCTCGTATGCGCCCAGGTTCGTGCCATACGCACCAGACCGCCGATTCTCGGCTTCCTGGTTCTGGTTCAGACGCGCTATCTCATTCGTCGTATACCCCCGATAGCGATTCTCCTCGTTCATCGCGTAGGCGTCTCGGGCGGTCCCAACGTTTCTATCAAATGCCCCTGCGCGATTTGCCTCATTGGTCGTGTATGCCCGATATTGATTCGCGGCATTCGTGTCAAAGGCACCGGCGCGATTCGCCTCATTCATGCCATAGGCTTGGAGCGCATTCCCGTAATTCGACTGATAGGCATTGAACCGGTTGCGCTCGTTCATATCAGCCGTGTCGCGCATCCGTCTATCAACATTGCCGTATTCCTGCGATGCGGCCTGCTGTCCGTAATCCAAAATGTCCCTGAGTGTGCCCCCAGTATTCGTCACCCCGCGTGCCGCACCGCTGCGCTCCAGCGCCTCCTGTCCCTGGCGTAGTCGGAACTGGTAACCGGGGTCAGCAGCCATGTCTGCGGCGGTTGGACCCTCAAACGGGGCTGCAGCCGCGTAGGGGTCTTGCTCAAACGGAGTCGCAGACTGATAGTTTTCCTGACTGAACGGTGTCGCGCCCTGATAGGACGGCGGTTGGAATGGAGCCGGTGGGACATACGGGACGGGGCTGTAGGTCTCAAGCGGATTGTACGGGGTGATCATGCCCCCCATCGTGCCGATGCCTCCCGGTGGTCCCGTAGGGTCAGTCTCTGACCGGTAGTTCAGGGTCTCCGGTCCCGGCTGTCCAGCGTGCGGGTTGAGTAACGGGCTACCAGGAGGTGGGTTCCATCCTGTTTGTCCTCCTCCAGTCGTTCCTCCTCCGGCCACCTCTGATCCGGGCGATTCCGGTGCCATGGCTCCACCGCCGTCATCGCCTTCATCGCCCCACCATAACCCGGCGGACGTGTTCCCTCCCCGATCCGCCTGCATGAGTACGTCAACAACGCCGACCGGGACACCGCCTTCAAGGTTGCTCCCGAAATCGATCTTGTCCTTGCCGTCGAAGGTCGCGCCGGGGAACCGCGCCTGAAACGCTGCGCTCTCAACAATTTCCTTCACCCTGGACGGTTCCGTGACGCCGTAGAGGAATGCGGCGACATCGTATTTGGTCGTGTGATGGTCCGGGTTGGCCCACTTTTCTTGGTCCCACCCATGCGGGGCTGGGCCTGTTCTCGCTGGTACTCCTGTTGATGTGGTAGTGGGGGTGGGGGACTCGGGGGGGTCCTTGACGGTCGTCCCTGGACCTGCACGGCCTTGCGCCTCGGGTGACTGCTTAATGCCTCGTAACCAGCCTGGGAGCCCCTCAATCCCTTTTGGTCCCCATCCGTACGCGCCGGACCACCACCCCTCAATCTCGTCGGCGCTGGCCTCTCGACCGAGATGCTCACGGTACGCGGTTCGTAACTCCTCTTCAGCCCGTTCGCGGTCATAGTCAATGACTTCAGGCCGAGGCTGCCCAGGAATCTTCGGGACACCGTTAGAACCTGTGTCGTTATCATCGATAACGCCTGGGTCGCCAGTGAAATCAGTAGGAATAGCCATAGTCGTCCTCTTCCCGTGTTTATTATCGGCGACGGACGCTGGTCGTCGGGTCCACGTCATCGACAGTATATTGCGTGGGGTCTTCCACGTATTCTGGCAGTACCGGGGCGGTCAGGCGCAACGCCTCGGGCCGGACATACGCAGAAAGCTCCTTATTCGGCATACCCATCAGCGCACGCATGGTGTTCAGTTGGTTCTGTGTCGACCCATACCGCTTGTCCTCGGTGAGTCCAGCCGATACAAGCTCCGCTCGCCGGTTGGTCGCGGTGTCTCCGAATCGGCTGAACGCATTCAGTCCCTCGGCTTTCGACAGTCCGTAATTCTGTCGATCCGCCCATCGTTGGGACTCTCGATCCATGCGTGCTTGGTTTCTGACGTAGTCCAGTTGGTCAGCCGCTGTCTGACTCTGCAATTCAGCCGCACGATTGGCGGCGTCGGTCTGGAGACGTGCGGCTCGACCGGCCGCACCGCTCTGGAGTTTGGCAGAGCCGAGTCCGGCAAGTCCCATGGACGTACCTGAGAGCAAGCCTCCTACCGCAGCACCGCCCATGGCTGTAACTAATCCCATCTCTATACTCCTTGCTTGCTAAACACGGTCTGCACTAATCGAGCCGTCTCTCCATGGCCGTAGTTGTCATACAGCGACCGAGAGTGGAAATATCCCGCCGGAAACAACACCACGCGATTGAACCGGGCCTCGACATGTTGACGCAGAGACCATTGTGGCGTATCTCGCCATGCGACTGCCTCTTGGGCTATTTCAACGGCTGACTCGGCGCAGCTTTCGGTGACACCTGACCAGCGATGCCGCCAGAAGTCCGTGCCGTCACCGTCTGGTGGGGACGGGTTCAAATAATAGAGCGCGGTCCAGTCTCCCATGCCTCTGTCGGTATGGACAAAGTTCGGCTCATGTTGCCCCTGTGGGCTCTGTCTCAGGAATGACAGTGTCACTGTGAGGTCTGGACGCATATCCCTCAACCAGTTCACAATGTCAGTCGGGCGACACGCCGCGAACCCATGCCACTGCTCGCCTCCAATTTCAAACGTCTTGAACGCATGCGCCAACGCCAACACACGATAGAAATCTGGGTCTGGCAAGACATCATCGTAGACGTGGATGTCAGGAACCACTTCGGTGCCCGAGACGAGCGCCTCTGCCGGCTCAAATGCTGCCGTGGTCATGTGTTGAGTGCCTTCTGATAGCCCGTCTCGATGCGTGTAAATCCCATCCGGTCGTAAAACCGTCCGACACGCTCTGTGGGGGCGATCATTTGTAACGTCTTGGCTCCGCGCACCATGGCCCATGATTCCGCGGCCTTGAGGAGTCGCACGCCATCACCTCGATGCCCCGGCGTGACCCACCAGAAGACCTCCCCGGCGCACAGTTCCCCAGAGAGAAAATGGACCGTGCAGAGTATCCCGATCATGCCCACCAGCATGCCGTCTCGCTCAATGACCAGAATCGCGCCATTCTCATGGTCAATCAGATTCCCCGCGACAATCGCCATCTGCTCGGGGTTCTCATGCAGGACATCACGATACATCTCTGTCTGGGCAAATTGCTGACCCATCACGACCAGGGACGGCACATCCTCATGCGTGGCCGGTCGGATCACACGAGTTGCTCGCACGACACGTCCAGGCTGTATTGCATCGTCGTGCCCCCCGCAGTCGCACGTGTCGTCGCATACGTGATCGCTGTCGCCTCGTCCACGCGCACCAACACCGTCAGGCTCCCCACCGTCGCGGTCGTGTTGCCGGTCATCGCCGTGCTGCTCGTCGTGCAACTGACGCCCCCTGAGGTCCATCCGAACGTCACGATCAGGGACGAACTGGTCGTCGCCGCTCGGGAAATCCTGGCTCCCATCGAGAGCCGATACATGCCCGGTGACACCGAGAGAATCGCGAAATTCGTCGCGCTGATCGATGCCTCTTGCGTGGACGCCTGCACGGTGTCCAGCGTCTGCGGTGTCGCATTCAGACGGTCCACCAGCGACAGGAGCCAGTACCGCATCACTTGCGTGACGCGCCCCGTGATCCGGCTCTGCACCACGGCCGGTTCGACCACGACTTCCGGTGTCGGCGCTATATTGAGCATCGGTCATGTGTCCCGCCCCTGGATGTTCCGGCCTTCCACGTCCGCTCCCACGATCCGCCAGGGAATCGGATCAGCGACGGTCACCTCAGGCACCCAGACACGGTCAGAACTCGCGAGTCGCGTCCAATAGACCCGCGTGCCAAAGTTGCCCTGTGCGCCGGCTGCGGCGAGTTGCGTATTGCTCCACGTCTTCAGATCCGTGCTCGTCCGCATCATGACCTGGGGATCGACGCCCTGCCCAGAGGCGGTGCCGAGACCCGGTTCCAGCAACAACTCAAGACGGGACACAAAGAGGCGACGCGAGGCTCCCGCTTGCAGCCACAGCGGTGGCGGCACGCGCAGCCGACGAATCAGGTCACCGTTGCACTCGGTCGTGAACGAGGTGTCCATCGAGCAGATGCGGCCAGTGGTCCGGTCAGTCACGAGGTGCTTCCCGAACGCATAACAGTGACTACGTGGTCCCCAGAACGAATAGCTGCCGCTGCTCACATCCCAGATGCCCCGTTCGTGCCAGAGACCTGTCGAGAGATCGAACACCCAGGTCGCCTCGACCGAGGGAAACGTCAGGCAGTAAAAGGTATGGCCCTGGTCGCTGTAAACGACGGCTTCAGCGTCAGTAATCGTGCTGGTGCGGGCATACCCCGCAATGGCGGTCTCGACGGCGTACGAACTCACCCGTTGTGGAACCAAGCCAGTCGCGGCGACGACAATCCCGGCTCCCTCTGCCGTCTGGGAGAGCCAGACCATTTTATCGCCAGCGAGCTTGACCGAATACGGTGCCGACGTGCCAAAGGAGAAGACCGACCCCGGCACGGGGGCGAACGGGAACGGGCTGGTGCCCGCGTCATACCAGACTTCGCCCGTCTGCTCGCCAATCAGCCAAATCTGACGATTGCCGTCCACGACCATCGCTTTCCACGGGTCTGGGGCAATACTGCGCTGGGCGTACTGTGTGGCGTCCCAGCTTGCGCCATTGTTCAGGGCAGAGATGTAAAACTTGGATTCGGCACCGTCGAACGACAGGAAATAGCCGTCGATCATCCCGACCATGGTGCATTTGCCGGAAAGCGCACTGATGGATGCGCTGAGTGTATTGGACGCAATCGTGAGCAGATAGGCGTTCGTTCCTGACCCGATCAGGAGTTGTCCGCCGGCATCCCCATTACTCGCAATGGACGCAGGATTGGGGTCATTCGTGACCGTCCCGTCCGTCACAATCGACGCGCTGTTGGTGTCGAGCACCTTGTAGACGCTCGGCCCAATGACGGCAAAGCACCGATCCGCCATCGCGAAGAGGGCGCGACCGTTGATGTCAGCGACGGTGGTGTATTCCTGCTGGCCGGGACACGGGTACAGCGCGGCGACGTGCGGGGACGACGATGCCTGGGTCGGTTCAGGATACCAATTGACCGTGCGCTCGCAGTCGGCCCACGGGGATTGCGGTTCGTTGGACCCGTAGACAAAGCCGGAATACTGCGGCATGTCTACGTATCCGAGTAGATGTTGTAGTGCGGGCCTGCGCCACCAAAGATGAGCCCTGCCACACCACTGGAGAGGTCCATGAGACGCTCGTTCGCACGTTTCACGTCGGCCTTGCTCTCCATCGCGGCCTGCTGGATGTCCGGCGTCAGCGGAGAATCAAAGGCACTGGCGAGTTCCTTGGCGAGATTGGTCCGCAGGAAACGTCGATACCCAGGCGGCAGCGCCACGGTATCGCTGATGGCCGTAAATTCACTCACCGGGACCAGGGTATAGATCACGCCTTGCAGCGTGGTGCTGGTGGGAATCGGCCAGAGCCGGATGGTCCCAAACCCGGAGTCATACGTGGGGTTGTAATACGCGGCCTGCGGATACACCGACGTGAGATCCTTCTGGGCAATGCCGTCGTAGGCGTCCTCCGTCAGCGCCGGACCCAGGTTGTATTCCATCGTCGGAGAGACCGACGTGTCTTGGAATCCGATATTGTCGATAGCCATCGGACCCGTGGGACGCGCACAGTTGATGGTCGCTCCCGTCCCAATCGTGTATGTGGTGGCCGATGAGATTGTCCAGGTCGTTCGCGCTCGGCTATAGACCGTCAAGCCCTCGGTGGCGAGGCCGTCAATCCAGTCATTCAGACGGTCTAGTCCATACGCCGCGTCGTTGGCTGACGCGGTCTCCCCGACCTGCAACACCCGCAAGTCTTGCAGGGCCGCGGTGATGAGCTGGCTGACGGTCATTAGATTTGGTAGAGCGCATTCATCAATGTGGCCGTGGTGCTCGTGCTATTCACCCGAATGCACGTGAGCGGTAGCACCGTGCCGGCGAGGACCGTAAAGGGCGCGAGACTGCCATCCTCGAAAATCGCCACCACGACACCGGCCCCACCGACGAAGATGCCATCCGCAGGGATCGCTTTCGTCGCCGCATTGGCCGCATACGTGCTGCCATCAAAGTTGACCGTGTCACTTTTGGTGATCACGACCGACCGGTTATACGTACCGCTGGTTTGGGCCATGCGTTATACCTTTGTCTTACGCGGACGCCCACGCTTCCGCTTGACCGGCGTGATCGGGACGGCCGGCACCTGTTCATGGGTCGCCGCATCCGCCTTCGTGGCCTCGGCCTTGGCGAGATCGCTGAGTCCCTGATCGGCAAAGTGGCGCTGCGCGGTGACTTCGGCTATCGAGCGCATATCGAGTTCATATTTCTCGATAGCCTTGTCCGGTGCCACAGACCAACCATTATCCATCGCCCGGTCCCGCTCATCATTGTTCCTGACTATGAGTTGACATGACCGAGAGAAGGCTTCACCTTCGGCATCACCCACGGTGGCGAGTGGATCACCGCACATCACGCGACCGTTGTCCCGCTTGAAGGCCTTAAAGACCATGAGCGGATACTCTTCAAATCTCGCCGCTCCGAATCCGCCGTTGCTCGTCGGCTGGTTCCATTTTTCCAGCTCTCTGGCGTAGTCAGAGTCGGGGTTATGCACAATCGCCATGAATGCCTCGCGTGAAAAAGAGAGGAGGGCCACGGATGGTGACCCCCCTCTGCCTGGTGTTAGGCCACGGTGCCCGTGATGTTCGTCACCGTCCCGGCCAGCGGGGTGGCGACAAACGAGTTCCACAACCCGTTACACGCAATCGCGGTGAGTGCAATCGGAGCCGTGGCGTTCGTCGTGACCACGTCGTAGGACGTGCCCGCACCGGACAACCCGCCTGTGAAGGTGAGCGTATGGGCCGCAGCCCCATTCCCCACAATCGTCAGCAGCGTCCCGTCCATGTCCTTGGTCGGAACCGGGATGGTCAGCGCAATCACACTGGTCCCGTTCAGAATCACCCGGGCATCAGTCCCAGCCTTCGGCAACGTCAATGTGCCGGTGGCTGTGATGCTGCTGATCACGGTTGCCCGTGACGCTTGGTAGCCGATGATCTCCTGCGAGGCGGCTGTCGAGAAGTCCGTGGCGTCTCCATGCGTCACATTACTCGTGACCACATGGGTGACGGTCGCAGACCCGTTGACTCCCCGCAGCACATCGACGGTCGTGCCGGACGTGTAGTTCTGGGCGACCTGCATCACTTCTTGGTCTACCAGGACGAGGCGTCCCGCATCGAATGAAGTCGCAGACGCGACGACGACAGACGTGTCATCGACGGCGACCGCTGACGAGAGCGTCGTTGTAGCTAGTGCCATGATTAACCCCACACTCTGGACGCGAGACGCGCCTGGATCGTCGCTGCGCCGATCAGGATATCGAGTCGGCTTGGATTCTGGTCCGTGCCGATTTGATACTGCTCGACCATGCGAATGGAAAATCCGAGTGCCTTGGAACGTACCGTGGTGGACTCTGCGCCCGCACCGGGCTTCATCAGGTCGGCCATCACGAACGCAAACGCATCGGGGTGATAGACAAACGACTGTGGACTGGTCGTGGTCGCCAGGGTGCCGCCCGCCGCAGCCGTCGTGCCCAGCACGGTGATCACGGCGTTGTTCGCAGGCGAGGCATCCACGGTCTGGAGTTGCCCAGAGGTGATGATGCTGGGGCTAATCGGCAACGTCGCCATATCGCCTGACGAGTCAGACGTGGTCGCCGTGACGACAAACTGCTGCAACCGTCCCGTGGACGAATACGACAGCGGGTTGACCGAATTGACACCGGCAATGGTGAAAATGTCACCCTTGTTCAGTGTCGCGGCTCCCGAGGCCCAGCCATCCGTGGCGAGCGTGCTGCCCGTCTGAGACGCACCATCGACCAGCGGCGTCGAGGCCGTGTAGGTGCCGGTGGTATGCGTCGGACGCACAGGGTCTTGCAGCCATTTATCCACCCCAAGCTGCCGACGACCAAACATGCCCTCTTCATAGTTCTCGGCAATGACGGCAGTCGGGTTGAAGAGCGAACTCGTGGTGTTCGCCAGCGTGCTCATCGCCAGCGGGTCCAGCACCGCCACGCGACCCTTCAAGGGGGTCGAGAGGTCGGTCAGTTTCACCCCCGCCTGGAGATACGTCAGGGTCGCACTGGGCGTCGTCCCTGGCGTGCCGACAGACGAGTAGATATCCCGATAGACCGCGTTGAACGCGAGCACTTCAGCGGCATTCGCCAGGGCTTCAGAGCCCGGATCGACATAACGCGTCCGAATGTTGT